ATCATCATCGCCAGCCACTTGGTGATCTCTGACCAGGTAATACTGCGGAGCTGCGCCTCACTGTTAGCCGACACGATGGTTGTCGAGCCAATGCGCGTCGAGAGCATCCACAGCACGAGCCATGACACTAGCGCGGACTTACCGATCCCTCGGCCTGATGCAACCGCAGACCGCAAGACGTTGTAATCAACCCTCCCACTGTTGTCTTTGATGTGTTGCGTAATCTTTCGCAGCACCTGGCGCTGCCACTTGCGCGGGCCTTTATAGTTGGCCAGTGGCGTGCCGTGTTGCCCCCACGGAAACGCAAAGTTTACAAACGCTTCCGGGTCGTCTTTGATGCGCGGCTGCCAGAGCCGCGTCATCAAGAGCATTTCATCAGAGGCGTTGTAAATCGGCTGTTGCAAGTGTTGGCTCCAGTCGCTCTGTTACCTGCACGTCGATGACGCGCTGCTCTGCTTTCTCAAGCGCCGATATTACGCTGATCTGCTGCGCTACGTCGATCTGCACTTGCTGCTTAGCTACCCAATCGTGCCGATGGCGCAGGATCTCCAGCGCCGCTTTGGTGTCGCCGGAAAGCGCGGCGTCCATCATAACAGCCGCAAGCGCTCCTTCTGCGTCAGCGCGCCCTTTTTGTTCTGCCATCTCGGCAATTGGGTCCATCTCGCACAGACGCCGATACTCGGTCGGCAGCATGCCAGCCTTCAACGCCAGCGAGTCACCTTTTAGACCCAACTTGGCAGCCTCGTAGATGCGCTGCAAGCGCGCCTCGGTCGCCTCTAGTTTGCGCGCGGTAAGCGGCAAGGATTGGAAGGTCATGGCCAGATGATGTGCTGCAAATAGTGTTGCAAGTAATTATAGCATTTTGCAAAAAAATTTGTGCGACCCCTCCGTTTTTGACCGGCCCGGTCGCCGGCCCCCACCGGGGGCTTTCGCCCGCACGGCCGAGCTGCCAGCGTTATGTTATCACGTCACATGGTGATACGTTATCACGTCACACGGATGTTACGTTATCACGTCACGCTGCCTTGGGTGCGTGGGGTGGCGTGGGGTAGCACCCCACGAATCGAAGGACGCTTGCTTGGTGCTACTTGGTGTTGGAAGTGTGGGCAATGTGGGGTAGTCCGATGCCTGATTGCCTGACGGTTTTGCGTGGGGTACCCCATGGTACCCGGCGTGGTGGCGCGGTGCCGTGGGCGCGGTGCCGTGGGGTGGCTGGGGTAGTCTGGGACCACCCCCCAAAAGAGTTTCCTATAAATCACCTATGTTAGTAAGTGCTTACTTATATACCTATATAAGAGATCGATCTCTATCAAAAATCCAACGCCCCACACTACCCCGCCATAGGGGCGCGCCTACATCCCGCGCCGCCCCATTCGCCGACCCATTTTCGCCCCACGCCACCCTGCAACACGTTGCGTCGCAACCCGCAACAAGTCTTGTGTGGGGTAGTCAAAAAATGGAACGAAGGGCTTGACACTGCCACAAATTGTGTGACAGAATGCTGTTCATGCGCTCGCGTGAGCGCGTTAACAACCCAGGAGCAAACGATGATTCTCTACACTACTGCTGCTGCCGCACTCCTACGCGACGCGACGCAGATCGAGCGCGACGCTGAGCAATCGCTGCGCGCGTGGATTTTGATCGGGCAGACCGATCGATATGGCGACGCGCTGCGCCGCGCTCGCGTGCTGCGCTCTGCCGCTGCAACCCGCAGCATTTGGGAGCGCCGCGAGATTCTGCGCAATGCTGGATTTGAGATCCGCTCACCGCGCTCGCTGTAATCACCCGCGCGCCTACGGGCGCGCCTCTTTTGGAGATACTGACACCATGAGATTCATTAAAACAAATTACGGTTGGCACGCATACGCGCTGCGTAACCGCGCGTATGTCTATATCGGGCATTTCTACACGCAGCGCGAAGCCCGCGCTGCGCTCGCAACCCTCACCCGTTAACCCCACTGGAGACCGACACCATGAAAATCACTATCGACCACAGCATCATCAAAGCCCTTCTAATCTGCGCCGCTAAACAGGACATTCGTTATTACCTGAAAGGCGTATGCGTTGACGCGCGCGCTAATGGTGACGTAGTGCTAGTCGCCACTGACGGCCACCGTTTACTCGCCTACCCTGTCGCTGTCGACAATATCGAAGCACTCGCGCCGGGCGAGTACATCATCCCGCGCGAGGCGCTCGAAGCTGTCAAGCCCGCGAAGGCTGGGCGTATCACGCTGCCGATTCACATTGACATAGTGACGGCGCCGGATACGCCGGACCCTGAGCGCGTCGGCGTGACGATCAAGGGCAAAACCAGCATCACCGTCACAGGCGCCACCAGCGCCGTCACGGCGCCGATTGACGGGAAGTTTCCCGATTGGCGCCGGATTGTCCCTGCGTCGACATCCGGCGAGATTGCGCAATTTAATGCCGACTATGTGAGCGGGTTTGGTGACGTTTGCAAGTTGCTGGGCGGCAAGTACGGGCCTTTCATTAATCACAATGGCGGCAGCTGCGCCGTGGTCACTAACCTACCCGGCGCTTTAGGTTTGATCATGCCCATGCGCATGGACGGTGACGAATTGAAGTACACCGGCAAGCCCGCGTTCGCCCTTTAACCCTCACGGGCGCCGCAAGGCGCCCTTTTTCGGAGATACACCATGAAAGCAATCTGCACCCGATATATTCCCGCCACTGAGACGCGCGGCGCGCGCGTACGCGCAAGCGCCGAAGGTGTGCGGCCAGTCACTATCAGCCATTGGAGCGCCGACGATTCGCACCTTGAGGCGGCGCTTGCTCTGGCGCGCCAATATGGCTGGAATGGCAAGTTAGTGCGCGGCGGCGCGCCTGACGGGCGCGGCGACTGTTTTGTATTTCTCGGCGATAAAGAGGTGACAGTATGACCTTTGAAGAATGGTTAAATCGCCCCGTTTATCGGGTGCATGTCACCACGGCGCGCGAACTGTCGCGCCTGGTCGGTCTTGACCCGCTCGCTGCGCATGCGACTATCGGCGATAGCCCGCTGTTGCACTTTCGCGTGTTGCCTGCGCACCGCACCGCGCGCTCGCTGGCAATCCGCAAATTGGTTGCCGATCGCATGCGCGTCCTTCGCCGCGCTCATGGCCGCGGCGCCACCGTCAAATATGTAGGAGCCTGACCATGACACTACACGACGCAATTACCTTCGTTCGCGCCGCCAAGGCAACCGGCGAGATTATCGACTATTGGACCCGGCGCGGCGCTGACGGCAGCTTGTCTCTATACGTTCGCCTTGAGTGTGGCGTGGACCCGGACCCGTGGTGGACAGATCAAGATGAACCCGCCTCGGACCCGTATTGCTCAGCCCGTGGAGGATTCTAACCATGCCATCAAATCTCATCGAATGGGCTATTTTCATCGGCGCCGGTATCGCGCTCGGCCTTGCACTCTTTTTTGGATTGTCATCATGAATACTGAATATCAAACCCTTGTCGCGGAATGCGCTGAACAAGGCAAAGCATTGATGCGCATGCTCGCAAATGACGGCACTATCGAACCTTTGTATCTGTACTGTCGCCACGGCGAACCGGGCAAATCTGGACGATTGTTTTTGGTGCGCGACAGCGCGCCAGTGCCGCCTGGCGTGCAATTGGTGACGGGCGAAGGGTTGCGCTCAAACGTCCCATATGAGCACTATTTCACATGGGTGTTTGATCGCGCCAAGCGTGCACCAATCCTCGCGTATTGACCTATGATCGCAGCGATTCTAGTCGGTCTGCTAGTCGCGGTGCTGGCCGTCGCGCTCAGACTCTAACCCTTCCCACAAACAACAAGGGCGCCTCACGGCGCCCTTTTTTATTTGACGGCGCGCAAGGCGCCACCACCCGGCGGGCGCTCCGACAAGCGCCTCAGTTCAGCCTTGCCCAGCTCCGCAAGGTCAGGCGCGCAATACAGATGCCGCTTCGTGGGATGCTCGCGCGAGTGGCACATTCCGCAATCCAACCATCCGGCCTCGGCCAGCGCGTGGAATAACGCGCTCACGGGCACCCGCGCTCCAGACGGCGCTAACGCGCTCAGGCGCCCGCAAAGCTCTTGCCAGGGTGCAGACACCACGCCCGAGGAAAATTCGCCTATACGCCCCCTAATCAATTCCAAAAGGTAGGATTCCACGGGTGACATGCCCGCTTCGGTCATCATCCGTTTGGCTTCGGTCACCATAGGCGTGGCACCAGGTTCGAACGCCGAGACATCACGGGCGCGCAGCCACCCGGCCACGGTCTCACGCCCGCCGGCCATATACCACGCCCACAACGCGCTCGATTCCGCCTCGGTCATACGGGGCGCCGACGTCCAAATGACAAACCAGCGCCGATCGTCACTAGGCAACGCGATCGGTATCCGTTCGTTCGAGAATGCGACTACCAGCAAGCGGTTAGCCGACATGTAGGGCGCCAAATACTTGCGGTTGACGGGCAGCACCTCGGGAGGCGCAGCCAGTAGGGGCTTCAATTGATTCTCAAGCGCGCGCCTATCCTTGGCCTCGGCCTGTCGTAGTTCATTGACCACCAGCACTTCCGACTCGAGCGCATAGCCCCACGATGACGTCACTTCCTCGTTTCGCACCAGCGCGACGTTCCCCAAATCCTTACCGCCGATCGCGTACAGGAAAGGGGCGAAAAGCGAATCCTTCCCGCAACCCGGCACGCCCGCGAACAGGATGCCGTGATTGACCTTGACCCTCGGGTTTTGCAACTTGAACGCGAGCACGTTTAACAAATGCTCGCGCTCGCGCGCGTCAGGCACCAAGCGCTCGACGTGCGCGAGCCACGGCGACACGTCACCCGACCGGCCCTCGGGGCGCGCGTCACGCCACCGGTTCCCGAACGCAAGCCCGTCACGGGCGCAGATGATTGACTCACCCGCAGCATAGGTCAGGCCCTCGAGCACTCGAGCGCCCATCCTCTGCCGGTTCTCATCGAAGCTGATCGACGCCTCGACGCGGCGCTTCTTTGCGCCCGTGGCGTGCACCGACCAGCACGTCACATGCCGGTACAGCGCGTTGAAGGTCTGACGCGTCAATTCGCGCCGTTCGATCAGGTCAAAATAGCAGTCACCATCGGCCACGTAAGCGTACCGTTCAAACCACTCGGCCTTCTCTAGCCGTCCGGCCTCCCGGCGCTCGACCTCGGCCACGACCGCAGCCGCAGCGTCGGGGTAATCCTCGGTCGGCGTCAGGCGCGACATCACTTCGGACATGCGCTGCGTCAGCAGCTCATCGCGCAGGCCAGGCGTGTGACGCGGGCCGCCCTGCTCAGCGACCCATTCAAGAAACCGCGCGCTGTCCCAGTCGCCACAATGGCCGTGATAGCAACAGTACGCGCGCGTCAGGCCCAGATAACGGCCCTCGGGGTTCCCGTCGCTATGGTCGGCGCTGTTCGGGCAGACGACCCCAGCCCAGCCCTCGGGGTTCGGGCGCGACAGCACCAGACCCTGCGCCGACAGCCAAGCGAGCACGTCATCAGCGCCATCGTCCGACAGGCGCACGGGCCGCACGCCCGCGCTGTCATCCGGGCCGGGGTCGACACCCAGCGCGGCGCAGAGGTCCGGCAGGCGATAGACCCGTTCAGGATGGAACTCGACGAGACGCGCTTGAAAGCCGCCCTTGTCAGGCTTCAGGTTGACGCTACCCGGTAGGCGGAAGTTCCGAACCGGATTGATCGCGCCAGGGTCACTGTAGCCTGCTTCCGCAATCGCGCGGATGCCGGCGCTGTACGCCGCTTTGGTCGGTTGATCCTCGGGGTCAAAGGCATAGCCCCACTGATACGATCCGGGCGACGTCTCCATGACCCAGGTCGGCGGGACGGGCGAGGTTTTCGGTGCCTTGCTGGGCTCGCCGACGTCATCCAGCACCATCACCAGCACATAGTCGACATTGGCCGCGCTCGCAGACGGGCGCCCCTGCTCGAACCGATCGATGACAAACGACCCGGTATTGCCGTACCAGGCACCCTCACGCACCCGCGACAGGTCCGGCAGCATGGCCGGCCATGACGCCTTCAACGCGCCATCAGCGTGGTACTGCAATTCGCCGTTCGCGTCACGGCGTGGCTTCTGGCGCACAAAAAGCGCTGTCTCGCCCTCGGGCGCCAGACTGATGATAAAATCAACGAAGTTCAACGCTTTCTCCTGTGGTTCACGCCCGCCTGCCAGCGGGCGTTTTTATTTGCCGTATCGGGCCATGATCTTGGCCTCAACGGCGAGCGGCAGCCCCACCGCCCAGTCGGGCGGGGTCACCATAATACGCTCAAGCTCGGTTTTAACCCGTTCAGGATCAGCCGTCTCGATCACGATCTCGTCATGCACATGCGCCACCGTCCGCATGAGTCCGATTGCGTCCAATTGGCGCAGATTAACCCGGAGGATGTCATGGGCACTTGCCTGCGTCACATTCTCGCAGGCGAGCCCGCCCCATAGACGCGCTCGCGGCCACTCGGTCGCGTCAGCCGCAGGCTTCCAGCTTGCCTTAGCATAGGTCAGATGCTCGCCCTCGAACTTGGCAAACGGATAGCAGAGCACGCGCCCGCTGGGCAGCATGTACCAGAGGTGCTGTTTGTCATAGAAATACGTCACGCGACCGGCGTTGAACTCATGGCCCGGATGGCGCATCGCGCTCATGTAAGCGCGCTCAAGGTCTTGCCAGAACATCACGGCCCACGGGTTCGCACGGCGCCAAGCGTCGACGATCCGACGCGCTTGCGCCTCCTCGAACCGCACGCCATAGCCCCGGCCCATCGCAGCGAACGCGCCGGTGCTGCCGCCGAACCCGAGCGCCAGCTCCTGCACCTTGCCGACCTGGCGCTGCTCGTCGGTGACGTCCTCATACCGCACGCCATAGGTGGCCGCCGCGTTGACCTTGTACGGGTCAAGGCGCTGGCGAAAGATGTCTAACTTCGCTTCAGCGCCGCATAGCCACGGGTTGACCCGGCCCTCGATGGCCGACCAGTCGGCGACGACAAACGAGTGATCGGCCACCAGCGCGGGGCGCAGCATCGACTTCAGGGCGTCAGTGACCCGCTTTCCGAACCGAGGCACGACAGCGTGGCCTCGAACGAGGGCGTGTCGAAGTTCAGTGGGCTCTTTGGCGGATTTTCGTGGAAAGTTGTGGACCTGCGCGCCATAACTCGCAGCGCGGCCTGTCGCTGCGCCTCCAGCAAAAACAAATGCGCCTCGTACGCGCCGATCTTCATCATCAGCCAGCGCCGCGAGGCGGCCAAACTTCGCAGTGCTCGACGCCCAGAGGTCGTCTGCGCATTGAATGACTTCGGCAACAGCGGGCGGTACCTCATCAGGATTCTCCATCGCCAACAGATTGGCGCGAACGGTCTTGTCAATCGAGTCTTTGTCTTTCGAGCGCGCGAGCTTGCGGGCCTCCGGCCCCAGCCGCTCCAGCACCCACTGGCGCATCTTAGGTGACCGCACGGACGTCACCGCGCCCTCGGTCAACTCAACCACACGCGCCTCGATCTCGACCCGCTCGGCCTCGCTGTAGCGCATGGCCGCAAGGCACAGCTCGACGTCCACCTTGACGCCCCGGTCGTTGATGCGCTCGTTGACGTGGTAGTCGGCAAGCTCTTCAGGCGACAGGTCGCGCAAGCTCTTACTGATCGCGCGCATGGCGCGGACGTCCTGCTTGCAATACTCAAACAGCGCGGCCAAGTCGTCGGCGGTATGCTTGAACGGCGGCAGGCAGCACTTCCGCACGAGCGCAGCGCCCTTGTGGTCTTTCTTCATGCTGGCGCCCGCAAACCGCCCGACGTCCTCAAGGCTACCAGGCGCACAGTTCGACCGCGCTTGCGCAGCGGTGCAGTAGAACTGCTCCAGCGCAGGCTCCGGCAGGTCCAGATCGGGGCAGAGGACGTACCAAAGAATCAGACGCTCGAATGCCGCATTGTGCGCGCGAATCTGGTGCGACAGAATCTCACGCGGAAACGGCTGATCGGGCGTCCATAACTCTACGTCACCGTCGTCGATCGCGTAGGCCATGCAGAGCACCTGCGTCGACGGGTGACGAGCGTAGTTGTACGGACCGCGCGCGGGCAGGTCACACTCGCTGCGGGTTTCGAAATCAAGCCAAACTATGCCCATTGCGCCGCCATCGCGTCAGCGATGCCCTGATAAGTGGCGCTGCGGATCTTCCAGCGGTCAGCGCTTGGGGCCAGACGGTTCTGGCCGCTGTCGGTCTGATTACCCCAGCGCTTGCGCCCGTTGATGATGCGCGGCTCGACAATCTTGGTGGCGTGCAGCAGTGGCAGGTTCTTCAGCCACAGACACGTCTTCTTGCTGGCGTCATGGCCGAACTGCCATGGCTGCACGATTTGGTCAGGCTTGCGGATGCGGCTGCTGATGACGCTTACCGGGTTCTCGATGGCGATGCTCTCAATCGGCGCGTCCATCAGCGCACGCACAAATCCAAGCGCGTCCTCGGTCAGTTTCGGGTCGCGCAACCCTCGACGCGTCCAGTGCATACCGCTCACCGATAGATAGGTGCATGGCGGATGCGCGATCATCAGATCCCAACCGTGGTCAAGCACGTCACGCACGTCGCCTTGGTAATGGTCGCCAGAGGCGGTCGATTCGCAGGGTAGTAGGTCGCACGACAGCGCGTAATGAC